GGAATAACGAGTTGATAAATTCCAGATTCTCCATCTTGTTTAGTTACTTGAACAAGGCTTTCCAGAGAATCTGCAGCTGCAGTAATATACCCGTTGTCTGCTGCTTCTTGTGCTTTGGCATAATTTCTCCGATAACCATAAGTTTCAATTCCTTCTTTGAGCATTCGGCGAGACATTCCCTCACCCATTCGTCCTAGTCCAACAATTCCAACTTTCATCCTTTTACCTCTTTTTGAAAATATTCTGGGAGCGGACATCCCTTAAAGTTTTCTATCTCTTTTACAGATAGGACAAACATAGTAACAAAACCAAGACAGAAAGCAAAAAGCATCTGAGGAAAATTATAGTTCCCCATATGGGCCGTAGGATCGGGTTCATCATTATGAGGATGAATCATTTTACTGATCTCTTCCGCCCGCTTTTTCTTTTCCTTATTGTCTGGATTATTTTTCATAGCAAGTTTTTCTTCTGAATTGCTATCAATGTTTCATATGGAATCCATGCTGGACTTTCATTATCAAACTGAACTTGAACTTCAGTTATCACTGTCTCGCATTGTTTTGAATACGTTTGTCTAGTATTCTTGACATAGGACAATGGGTTATACGTTTTCATTCAATCTCCTAGCAACGGCTCCAACCTTTCTTCGCTCAAGTTCTTCAATGATATCACTCAGTTCATTATAGAAAGCATCACCGACTGTGTAATGTGACCTTCTATAATCGATGGCATCAATCATCAATGCGTAATCTTGCTGCGAAAAGTCTGGCATAAACTTTGTCATTTTAGTGAGGGGGCTATTTGTCTTTTAATAACATTTGTTCAATACGATGCCGCATTCTTGCGGAATCTTTCTTCTCATCTTTCTGAGAGTATCCATTCTTTTGATGAAGAATCATATGACCATGATAAAACATCGTGGCCGCAAATATCAATGCTAAAAGTATTCCTATTATATCAAGAACATGGAGGTTCATGACAGAGTTTTAACGACTTCATCTCGTACTTTATCTATAATATCTTGCATCATATTAACATTAATACCCATAAAGGGTGGTATCATTCCTATCACTCTGAAGAATCCTTCAGAAAACAACGCTAAGAAACATATACCAAGAATGGCACTAATGATAGATGCATTACGATTGTGCTGATTAATAGCACGATCAACAGCTTCGTCAATCATTTCCTGCACTTCTTCTTTTGTTATATGACTGGGAGGATCGACCTCCTCCCCACGCCAGATCCATTTCTTAGACATTGATCATCTCCATAGCATCATGTAATTCTTTTGAATGATGTAATTCATCGTTCAAAATCTCAAGGATTTTGTCGTCATGGCCATACAAAGCAAGATACTTTGCGTAAGTTTCTGCTGCATGAATTTCTATTTCATAAGACAAATGGTATGCAGACTTAGGAGCCAGCCAATAATATACCACATTAATCCAATAGTATGCAAGTACGAGATGTCTGGCAAAGAAGCGATCAATCCAATAAGAATTACCACCCCTACTTTCCATGTATTCTAAATGCTCTGTCTCATTTAGAGTTTGTGCAAAATGCTCTTTCATCAAGTGTAGATGCTGCGGGCCTCTCAAACCTAAAGATTCTCTTAAATGTAAAACACTTAAGAACGCAAAGTATGGTGCCCGCGCTATCTCTTCCAAAACCCAAAATCTTTGAAAGTTTCTACCTCGATAGAGAAAATCAATAATTGATACAGTGAAATTTAAAACAACAGTGTTAATAGTGTTCATAAGTTTCCTATGATTGGATAGGCGTTATTCAATCCCCAAACAACTAAAGATGTTATTGTTCCAAAAATTACAATAGTCTTAATCAACATGTACATGACCAATCATTCCAGCTCCTTTATGTGGTCCACACCAGTAAGTGTAGTCGCCAGGTTCTGAGAATGCAACTTCAAAGTCCTCACCCGGCAACATTGCCAGGGATTCATGACCTAATTCAGGATGATCTTCAACAATTACATTATGTGGAGGTAACATATTGTTGACAAAATGAATTGATTCTCCAGCAGAAATGCTGACTTCCGCTGGTTCAAATACTAAATTTCCGCCAGCACCCATCATTACATCTACAGCCCAAGCAGGTGTAGCAAGAAACAGTGTGACGAATAATGCGAAAAGAAACTTCATTAAGTTTATGCAACTATCTTATCTAGGTACTATTTCATCTATATTACACACTTATGAATGCCTTTTGTGTGAACTCACTCACAATCCATCATTGATGTAGCAAGTTCTTCACCAATTTCTGCACCTTGATCCTGACCAAACATTGCTATCCACCCAGCAGCAACCCAACCAATGTAAGGTATATTAGTGAGAAGTGGAGCAGCAGCAGCACCCATGCTAGCGCCGACAATCCCTCCTGTTGATTGTCCTCCACCGGCCGCCCTGATGCACTCTTCTCTTTTCGCATTCGACTTTCCCAAGCCATCTCCCTGACCCTCCATCGTATATTCTTCATCGGTGATTACGGTAGTTCTTCCACCTATACCAAGGAATCCATTTTCTTTATCGACTGTTTTTTTCTTCTCAATTACTTTTGGATCGTTAGAACTGTAATCTATTTTATATCCGTCTCTACCAGCCTCAACAGAATATGATGTATAGTCTCCTACTGGAGGATTGATTACTGGTATCCCAGGACGATTCATTAGATGTCCTAAGATGCCAATATGAGCAACACCAAATAATGTTCCTAGTGTAAGAGCAGTCCACTTAAACATAGCACTATACCGTTGGTTTTACAGGAGGTTCACCATCCTTTGTCTGGAATACAAGTGGTGCTTGTTCTATGCGAATTGTTTGTGATGGTGCAGTCTGAGAAGCAGCATCGATAAGTTTTTGAAGATCTGCTTTACTTATTCCACCATTTGCACCACCATTCTTTTTAGTTGTCTGAACCCCGAAAGTAGCCAAAACCCCAGTAAAAACAGAGGCTATAAAGGTTGGGTCCAGTTTTTGCTCTGGGATTCCAAAAGCAGGAGGTAGTTTAATGTATGCCAATGTAAGTATTCCACCACTCCAAATAAGTATACCAAGGCGAACAAAAGTAGAAAGTATAGCGAGTTGTTCTTCACGATCATCTACACTTTCTTTTAATTTACCAATAAATCCTTTCTTTTCTTTTTTGGTTTCTTCAGCCATTAGAATAGTGGTGATGCAATTTTATTTATCAATAAATCCCTCATCAACAAGATACTTTCTAGTTAAGGGAGTTGGTGGATAAACTTCCCATATCTTACCAGAAGCACATGCGGCGAGTGCTTTCATAGTCATACCTTCGGTCTTACCTGCCCAAGTTGCCTCTGCTTCCCAAGGAACAGCAACAGGAGGGTAAGTTTTTTCTGTCATTGCTCTCCACAAAGGCGGAACAGATTCTTCAGGCAAAATAATTGCAATAAGACTATTGTCAATAGTTCCTGCCATACAGTCCTGTGCAGCGTGCCACCCTTCATGACGCATTACACTCATGAGCACACTAGGGCGATGCATAAATGCCTTATTCAAGAAAAAATTATTTCCTACAGTATGATAGACTCCTCGGTGTCCTGGAGGAAAATACTTCACATCTCCTAGAAAGACATTAACTCCGATTTTATCAAGAGAGCTGACCATTGAGTTAAACTCATCAGATACACTATCAAAAGAATACTCGGTATAATTATCAGAAATATCTTGTATGCTTTTAACTTGCTTAACATCGTCCGTACATTCCCTTAGAATCATACACCCCATAGCATCCATGGTGTAGTATCCCTTGGTGATTTTAGAGTCATCTGCAGTGGCAGGAACAGTCATACCATGAGCCATTCCAAGAAGTAAACCAGAAATAATATGTCTAATCATGGAAAAACAACTCCACCAGTCGTAGGAGGAATGACATTACCAGTAGCATCTGGAATCTCTGGCATCGCTCCATCCAGAAGATCTGGAAGGGCATCAGTAATCGCTGCTGTTGCTGCCTTCGTAACCTTTTCTTTTACGCTCTCAATAATTGAATCTCTATTAAAATAAACAAAGGCACCAGCTCCAACAATGGAACCAGTGCCTACGAATGAGATTATTGCCAAAACATTAATAACTTTTTGCATGATAATACCAACTAATCAGTCTCTATTTAGCATACCTTGACCAGAGTTCCATCCTTCAGGTCCTTCGTGATAGTTTTCAGATCCACCAGGAGAATTAAGTTTAAGTGTAGTTGCACTCTTAGTCGATATCTCATACATCTTTTGATGAATGTCTTCTGATTCTTTACTTAAATTATAGTAGTTAAGTGCATCTGCTTTGAATGCTTCTGCTTCTCTCTCCATATAATCTTTATTAGAGTCAGAGATAAATGCTGGACCAAACCATTCATCATCTTTCAATACTCTTGGTGCAACAACAGTTCTATGTTTTGGCCTATTTAAATTGAAAGGAATAATTGGAATATTGATACCAGCAACTGATAGAGAATCTTTTTTAGGAAGCATAGATTTTACTTTATCTTTGAGTTTATTTAACAATTTCATGAGAGTATGAGTTTATTCGTGTATTGATGAGAGTATATTTCTCTCTTTCCTTTAATACCCCAACCCAACCATCGATATGCTGGTTTCATATAATGAGAAACTGAGTAACCACTCTTCTCAAAAGAAGGAAGTGTTTTAACAAATACAGACTCACTAATCATATATCTAGTCTGACAGTCAAGGGCACTAGGATCACAATTATATCTATTAGCAAAGTTTCCTAACCCACGATAACGGTTCTCAGTAGTCCACTGGATGATTCCATAGCCACCGCGATGGCAACGATCGTAAGAAACTCTAGCACCTCCCTCGCATATGTTGGAAATGAACTTACTTTCTTGTTGGATGTTACCCATAATCGTTGCAAGAGAGTTGCGGTCTTTGATATTTGTTTTTTCTTGGAGTTGTTCGAGTACATACTTTTCTTCTGAGGTACACTCAGGACATTTCCAGACTGATTTAACTGGAGTTATTGATACTTTCTCACTTAGAGTTGTAGGTGCAGAGTTATTACTCTCATTCACTTCTTCTACAAAGTTTTTGCCACCCTCATAAAGAGATTTGCCAAATTGAATGAGGGTAGCGTCACTAATTAAAGGATAAGAAAGGCGGCCTAAGAAGAGTAATGCAATTGCACCAAGTAACCTAGTCATTAAAAAGGAGCACTGAACGGCCCCCATTATAAACTATTCAGTTTTGTCTGTCAAGGATTGGGAACAGTTGCAGGGATCATCATACCACCACCAGGACCATCGTTATCGTTATCATCATCATCTCGGGCCAATGCCAGCATAACAAAAAATGGTGTAACTATGAAAATCAGTGTTTGTAATACTACCCAATCATAAGTCATGAGTTTCTTGCTGCTGCAGCAA